ACGTTTATTAGCTATATGTGAAAGAACTTTAGCAATTAATTTATTAGAAGGCATCATGGACACTAACTTGTAATAAAGTTTATGATATCCTAGTTGGTGTTCTGGTGTAAGATAACGGTTTGAGTAAAGTAGCCATTGTTTAGCACGATAATTACCAAGACCGTACATACGGTTCATCATTGTACAGATTATTTTATCACCGGAAGGATCACCTGACGCAGCAGTTTCACTGTAACCTCCTTCTTCTAAACCGGGAGAAACCAAAGATTCCTGCATGTTTTGTTTGGCAGAATCTGCAGCTAGTTGGGCTTGTTCTTCTACAGTTGTAAACTCGTTATATCCCTCCGTAATACGTCCAGCTGCAAGTCTTTCTTCATAATCCCGTTTTGCTTTATTTGCGTAATCTTCATATGTTCTATCTTTAACATCTATACCCATTTGTCTTGCATCGTACGCCCTTTGTCCTTTTTCTGTATTTCCAATACCAAATATAGCTCCCCCTTCCCTTGTATTCACTTCTCGTCCTTGACTATCTACAGCAATAGAAAAGAAATTACCGGGGATGCTTGCAAAACCATAAACCTGTGTAGGAGTTGCAGGACCAAGACCCGCACCACCGGGATTCCAATAATCGTCTGCAACTATTCCTGATCTTCCTATCTGACCGTGACCTTCGCTGAATACACCTTGAAGTATTGTAAGAGGTATGCTTAGTTCCATTGGAAGTGCTAAACCAAGTAAAGTTTTAGGATCGCCTGCTCTTTTACCTACAGCAGAACCAAGCAATGCCATATCATTTTTAACACGGTCTATACCAATAGCATTTGGATCACGACCCAGTGCTAAAGTCTGTTCAATTCTTGTTTGTTCCATGTGCTGTGCAAACGGATCATGGTAAAAATCAACGTCAGTGCCTGAATCATGCGGTTCATAAGATTCCTCAAGTTGTCTTGCTACTTTCTGTGCATCAGAAGTAACAGTTGTTTCAGGTTCTGTAGCAGCAGTCTCAGTAACACCTGTTTCCATCGCAGGTGTTTCAGGAGCAAGTGGCTGTGTAGAGAATTGTGATCCACCAGCGGGAAGCGCACCTGCTTGAGTGGCTGTACGGTAAAAAGTACTAGCAGGTATGTTCTTAGGTACTTCAGGTAGCCCTTCTCCCGGTTGTAACTCTATGCCTTCCGAAATCTTATCGAATACATTCTTCCAAGATAGTTGATTACTTTGTTGAGAAGTTATTGGCGTAATCGTTCCCGGTTGTATAGACGTAGCAGTACCTGATATAATTTCACCAATGTCACTAGCAGACATTGCTGATTGAGTGCCTTCCAATGCTGATTCAAGTTGTTCTTCTAACGTAGCCAATTACTTGTCCTTGTTTTTATGTGCTGCTACTGTATCGTTAACCGACTTCTTGAGGCATACCAAGGTTTCCAGTAAACCCAGCTTCCCCTGCAGACGGCGCATTTCCGACTCCGATTCCTCCACCACCAGCCGTGTCCTGTGGCGCACCACCAACTCCTTGAGGT